TCAGCAGTCGCACAGATAGTTTTATGGAGGCGCTGAGCGCCGAAGCCGGAACGCTTGACGGACTTTCGCCGCACATTGCCGTCATTGACGAATTTCATGCACACCCGACTAATGAGGTCCTGAAGGTACTTGAAACCGGACAAGGAGCGCGGTCAAATCCGCTTTCGTACATCATCACAACTTCAGGGTTTAACTTTGAATCGCCATGGTTCCATTTGCGCCAAAACTGCATTGATATTTTGCGCGGCCTAAAAACAGATGAGACATTTTTCGGGGTTATCTACACCCTTGACGAAGGCGACGACTGGAACGACCGTTCAACGTGGGTTAAAGCAAATCCGCAAATCGGCATTACTCCGTCATGGGAGTTCATGGAATCAGAGTACACCAAAGCGGTTAATGAAGGCGGCAGGTCTGAAGTAGAGTTCAAAACAAAGAACCTGAATATTCCGTGTGGTGTTGCGGAAGTGTGGATACAGGACGAAGTTTGGCAGAAATGCCCGAACAGTTACGATTTACAAGCGCTAAAAGGCCGTGCGTGTTTCGCCGGTATTGACTTTGCCGCAACGTCTGACTTTACCGCGTGCGTTCTGCTTTTCCCTTCCGAAAATGAAGGCGAACCGCATATACTACTACCGTTTTTCTACATACCTGAAGAAACCGCGAAAATGCGGAGCCGCGAATTTCCTGATGTGTTGCGATGGATTAACAGCGGACTGCTAACGATTACACCCGGCAACGTCACGGATTATGACTACCTGATAGCAGACCTGCACCGATTACGGGGCGAGTACGATATACAGGCGATAGGTTACGACCCGTATAACGCATTTCAGACGGTAGCGCGGCTTGAAGCTGACGGGTTCCCGATGGACAAATTTGCACAGGGAATCATGAATATGTCAGCACCGACAAAGGAATTTGAGCGCCTTGTAAAGCAGGGCATGATAAATCACGGCGGGAATCCAATTATGCGGTGGATGTTGTCAAATGTTCAGCCGTACTACGATCAAAATGAAAACCTGAAAATCAGAAAGAAGAAAAACAGCCTAAATCTGAAAATTGACGGCATTATTGCGTCTGTCATCGCACTCGGTGAATACATTAAGAATCCAGTTGAAACCTATTCCGGCGGTATCTATTTCGTATGAATCATAGGCGATACCATCACCCGCGAACATTCACGGATTTTTACGCTGAATTCCTGATAAGATTGACAGAATGCCGAACTTGTAAAGATGCTTACTTCAGGACAGAGCGATCAAGTGTCGAAGAGTACAACAGGCCGAAATTCGTAACTTACAACGCCTTCAAGATGGCAAAATGTCGCCACCTAAAACGAATTAGGAATGAAAAACAAGAGCGCCGGAACAGGCTAAAAAAATAGCAGTTATTTCCATTTTGGAAACTACTCCAATTTTTCGATGAGTTCAATTTTTCACGCAATAAAACACTAAATGCAATGAGTAACAAAATCAAAAAAATGACCAGTAAAACACCAGATGCGGATAGATATGAAATATACCTGCCGAAAGGTATTCAAGTAATGTGTGATAATGAAACAGGACTAACTATTATAATCCCAAACGAAGCGGAATCGGAAGCAGCCAAAATAATAGAAAATTCGATTACATCTATAGTTAAATCATACAAGATACCTGAAAAACCAAAAGTAGAAATGCTAATGTTAGTCAAGTCACTTATAAGGGTGCTGGAAAATTCAAACAAAATAAAGGAGCTCACCAACCCGCCGGAATAACCGACAAGTTCAACACACAATTTTTCACGCAATAAAACACACAACACAATGAGCAATTCAATGATTCTCAATAAACCAACAACAGAGGCGGTGACTAAAGCCGCCAAAGAAATCACCTATAAATATATAATTGAAGGAAACGTCAAGGACGCTGCCGAAATAAACGAGGCTGCATTAATTGTAGCAGAGGACGCCATAACCGAACTGCATAAAATAGTTATCGCATTGCCGAAATCAGATTATGAGTCTATAATGGATTTGGTTGCAAAAATAGCGGCTGCCACATATTTGACAGGAGTAGCTGAGTTGATTAAGAATAGGCAGGAATACAAAGATAGTGAAGCCGCGAACAAACACCAAACTCTTTAGGTAGAGGCATTCCGAGCGACCGATAGCTAACTAAAAAAGAATAACAACTATTTCCAAAATGGAAACACTTGGCCCGGCAATTTGTCGGGCTTTTTTATTCAGGTAACAAAAAATCGTTTAGCGCGCTACGAATTACGGCAATTTTGTGCCACAAACAAGCGCATGAGTATCTTAGATAACATCAAGGCTGTTTTCACCCCAAAAAACCAAAGGTCCAACTTATTAGGTACGCCTGAATGGTCATGGGGATGGTTCGGCGCTCGTCCGACTAAATCAGGCGTAGCAGTGAACGGTGAAACCGCTTTAGCGCACGCCGGAGTTTTTACCTGTGCAAAAATCCTGTCTGAATCAATTGCATCGCTTCCGGTCGGCCTGTACACGTCTGACAATGGCCAAATACTGCAATTGACCGGCGACATTCGCAACTACCTGATTTCACAGGAGCCGCACGACCTTTACACGTCTTACGATTTTCGCGCTACTGCAATGGTCCACCTTGCCCTGCATGGTAATTTCTATGCAGACATCATCAGGGATGGCAACCGTAGGCCTAAAGCGCTCCGCATTATCGAAAATCCTAACTGGGTAATTCCTGAACTCGATTTGAACGGTAATTTGTGGTACAGAGTTTATGACTACAAAGTGAACGGGCAAATGCGGGAACGTGAAACGCCTGTCAGACCGCGTGACATTATCCACATAAAGGGGATGTCAACCGATGGACTTGTCGGAAAGTCACCTATCAGTATATTCCGCGAAAACATCGGACTTGGTATTGCCACAACTGAAACGCAGGCGGCGCTTTGGAAGAACGGCGCGTTTATGTCAGGCTACATAAAGCACCCAGGTAAATTGTCGCCCGATCAACAGCAGAATCTTTCACAGGCATGGCAAGCACGATATACCGGCCGCGAAAATGCCGGAAAAACACCTATCCTTGACGGCGGCCTTGAATTCGTGCCATTAATGATGAAACCGGCGGATGCTCTGTTCATCGAAACCGCGAAACTTTCACTTCAGGACATTTTCAGGATTTACCGGATTCCGATGCACATGGGCGGACTGTTAGACCGTGCCACCAACAACAACATCGAGCATCAGTCGCTTGAATTCGTGCGTGACACGCTTCGCCCTATCCTGAAGAATTGGGAAAACGAACTTGACCGAAAGCTACTTTTTGAGAACGAAAAAATGCGGCTGTTTTTCCGTTTCAATGTGGATGCAATGCTGAGGGGCGACACGCAAAGCCGTGCGGAATACTATCAGCGTGCGCTTGGCTCTGTCAGTTCGCCCGGATGGATGACACCTAACGAGATCCGCGTACTTGAAAACCTGAATCCAATTGCAGACGCAGATACAATCTACAACCCTGCAATGAACAATATCACGCCGGACGTAGCGCCGGATAACTCCACAGACGCAAATGCAACAACAGGAACAGCGCAAACAGGCGAATAATACCGAACTGCGTTCATGTGTGGGCGCTATTGAGTTAAGGCAATCTGAAAGCGGAAAAGATACCGTTTTTGGGTATGCCTTGAAATTTGGCGTGCCTTACGATATGGGATGGTTCACAGAAGAAATACAGCGCGGCGCTTTAGATGGCGCTGACTTGTCAGATGTGCGGATACTCTTCAATCACGACCAAAATTTGATTTTAGGGCGCACGAAAGCCGGAACCGCAAAAGTAGGCATTGATGAAGTCGGAATGTGGTACATGGCCGAACTCCCTGACAGCCCGACCGGCCAAAACGTAAAAGAAGCATTGAGGCGCGGCGACGTTGACCAAAGTTCCTGGGCCTTCTCAATTTCAGCAGACGAATCAGGCCGCTCCAAAGGTGACAAGTGGATGAACAAGGACGGCAAGGATTACCGCGTCATTACTTCCGTTCGCGCTGTTTATGACGCTTCGCCGGTAACCTATCCGGCCAATCCTGATACAACAGCTGCGAAGCGGTCAAAGGAAATCAGGGGCGAAGATTACGGCGAAGAGATGGAGCCGAAAGCGGAAATGATTGATGTGCTGACTGAGTTAATCGGTGAACTGAATGAGATGGTAGGAAAGTACAAAGAGTGTGCCGACAAACTGACAATGATAGCGTCCGTTAATCCTGAACTGTCCGCAATTGCCACAGATACGGCGGCAATGGTGGTACAAAAGCATGACGACGCTGTTTCATTCATCAATGAAATTGCAACCACAATTACACGAGTAAACACGCCGGACGTTCAAACGAACAGCGCCGGACTTGACGCTACATATCAACTGCTAATCCGCGCACTTGACCGGAAGGCAGATATTTTCAACCAAAAATAAATCAACATGGTTACTGGAATCCAGTCACTCTACGATTCACGGGCGCGGATAGTCGAACAGATGAAATCCATTGCGCTGAATGCCGCCAAAGAAGGCCGCGCAATGTCCGCTGAAGAAAATCAAACGTGGTCTAAAATGGAGGCTGATGAAGCCGCATTGACCGCCACCATTCAAGCGAACGAAAAGGCTGAACAACTTGAAGCCCGCGCAGCCGCACAGCACTTCGCCGGACGCGAAAATGTCAATCCGAATGCCGACAAAGGCGAAGAAAACGCATATCGCAGCGCCTTCATGCAGGTAATGCGTTCAGGTGTTCGCGATCTCGACAAGGAGCAACGCGCACTCATTGAAAAGCGCGGAACAAACACGCAAATCGTCGGAACGGACAGCCTCGGCGGTTATTTGGTTCCTGATGAATGGATGCCCGGCATTGAATCATACCTGAAGGACTATTCGGGTATTTACGAAGCCGCAACCATCAAACGCAGCCCGACCGGAGCGTCACAGTATTACGCTGTGAACGACGACACATCAACCATCGCTGTGCAGGTTGGCGAAGCATCTACATTCACGGTTCAGGACTTCACTTTCTCACAGGTGCAGATGGATGCTTACAAGTTTGGCACGGTTGTAAAAGAATCTTATGAGATTCTTCAGGACAACGATTACCAACTTGAAGCGTGGTTCATGGAACAGTTCGGCGCTCGCTTTGGCCGTTCAATCAACAACAAATGCACCATCGGCAATGGCTCTGCTACGCCTAACGGTGTAGTAACGGCCTCGACGCTCGGTAAAACAGCCGCTTCCGCAACTGCCTTCACCTACCTTGAATTGCTTGATCTGAAGCACAGCATCGAACCGGCATACCGTCGTTCTCAAAAGTTCGGATTTATGATGAACGACGCTGTTCTGCTGGCTGTTAAAAAACTGGTTGACAGTCAGAACCGTCCGTTGTGGTTGCCTTCATACGTTCAAGGAGCGCCGGACACTATTGACGGAACGCGCTACTGGATTAACCAAGATATGGATTCATCCATCAACGCATCCTCAAAACTGATTCTCGCCGGCGATTTCAGCAAGTACTACATCCGCATTTCAGGCGGTATGCAGGTGAAGCGCCTTGACGAACTGTTCGCGATGGATGGCGTTGTTGGTTGGCAGGCATGGATGAGATTCGACGGCGAATGCGTCAATACATCCGCAATCAAGCACCTGATTACAGCGGCATCTTAGTCATGAAAATCAGGATACTTCAATCAATTGTAGGCAATGACCCAACGACCGGACAGTCATTCAGTTTTGGCCCGGATGCTGAAGTTGAGGTATCAGAGGCGCTTGCAAAAGACTTGGTTCGTGCGAACTATGCGATTGCGCTTGAAACGCAAAAGATTGAACGCGCAACAATTCAGCCAACAACAAAAGAAGTCAGAAAGAAATGACGACTGATGCACAGGAACTAGATCTGCGGCCCGGTTATGTGGCGATGAAGTGGTATCGTTCACGAACAATACCCTTCACCGTGACCGCCGTGGATTCCGCCGGAGCAGCGATAAACCTGACAGGCGCATCTGCGTCAATGCAGATCAAAAACGCGTCCGGCACTGTGCTAATGACACTTTCAACCGCTACTTCTCAGGGCATTGTACTGACTAACGCAGCTTCCGGTGTGATGACTATCTCGCCGGAAGCAGTCGGTACAAGCGTACTGCCTTTGGACAATGTACTTTCGATGGACTTGAAGGTAACACTTGCCACAGGCGTAGTATATGTGTTTTTTCGCGGGCATATCACGTTAATTGATAAAATCACGGCATAATGTCAGATATTCAAGTAACGCTTTCGCCCGCAAATATTACCGTTCAATTTCCTGTCAGTCAGCCCGGCGCGGGAGTTCCTGAAGGCGGAACGGCGGGGCAAATTGTGGTAAAAGATTCATCGGTTGATTTCGACACGTCATGGCGAACTTTGGCGCAATTCCTGAATAATTACAGCCACACCATGCCCGAATACGACAGCGATGAATCAGCGGTTTCCGGCGGCCTGTCCGTTGGTGACTTCTACATAACATCAGCAAATCACGTTACGCTTCCTGGAGGAGTGTTAAAACGACTACAATAAACCATGAAACGGAGGCTTTTACTTTTCTTTCTTCTTGTCAGTTCGCTTGTGACGGCGCAGAACAATATATATCGTTCCGGCGGCATCACGCAGACGGTAGGCGCTCCTACATTCACGCCCGGCGCATCCGGCAACATCGTTGCAATTGATACGGTTACGGGTGAATGGTACGTCAATCCAAACCGCCTTTCCGGCGCTTCATGGATTTCAGCAGGTTACCGACTGACAAATATTTCCGGTTCCGTACCACCTGCCTACACACCAACAGCGCACCAATCACACTTTGTCGTCAATGCTGCCAATCAGCTGTATTATTGGAATGGTTCCGCGTGGCAGAGTGTTGGCGGCGGCGGTGGCTCCACAGATGCACTACGTTTAAAATTCATCGTAGTTAACAAGTCAGGCGGCACAATCAATAAGGGCGAAGTTGTGTACGTTTCAGGCGCTCAAGGTAACAGGGTAGCCGTAAAAAAGGCGCTCGCATCGCAAGATAGCCTAAGCGCGAATACGCTTGGCGTGATGGACGAAACGGTTGCAAATAACAACGAAGGTTACTGCGTTGCCGAAGGTCTTATTTCAGGTATCAACACATCCGCATTCACCGAAGGCGCGGCGCTGTACCTGTCACCGACAACGGCAGGAGGCATAACACAAACAAAAACCACAGCGCCAGATCATTTGGTGTTAATCGGATATTGTGTAAAAAGCAATGCCGGAAGCGGTGAAATATCCGTGCATATCCAAAACGGTTACGAATTAGGCGAACTGCATGACGTGTATGTACCATCACCAACCAACGGACAGGTACTGACCTACAACACCACCAATACACGTTGGCAGGCCGCAACGGTCGCAGACCAAAGCGCAACGAACGAACTGCAAACAATAGACACATTTAGCCTGTCCGGCCAAACGCTAAGCGCATCACTATTGAATGATGGTGTGGCGGCATCGTCTGTAACGCTGCCAATTGTTGATGTGGTGGCCGGTACGAACGTGACGGTGACAAAATCGAACGGTGTGGCGACTGTGAGCGCAACAGGTGGCGGCGGCGGCGGCACTCCAGCGGGAAGCGATGGGCAAGTTCAGTTCAACTCTACGCCTGCGGGGTCGTTCGCGGCTTCGACTAATTTAGCCTGGGACGATACGGCTGTCCAGCTAAACATAGGCGCTCCTTCCTTGCCTACCGGAAATCTGAACGTAAAAGGTGGCGGCACTACTTCCGCAACCGTAAACTTAAGGCTTACGAATAGCGGGAATACCGAACTTTTTAAGGTCAATAATGATGCTTCGTCTAACTTTGGGACTTTTGCTTATGTAGATCCGGCAAATAACCGAATGGCGTTAAATACGTCAACTTATGACGCCTCTACTATTTTGACATCTAACGGAACAATTAGGGCAACAAATTTTTATAGGTATAATAATACAGCGGCAAATGGAATTTCTTTTGCTGGGGGCTCAAATGTAGATGTTTACTCAAATGGTATTGGAAGAGCCAGGTTTTCAACTGTATGCAATTTAGGCAACTTGAATAGTGGAACTGGTGCTATGGCGAATATAAGGGGCTCCAATACATCCGGAGCGTCATTAGCTTTAGGCGTTGAAAATAGCACACCAACCACGCTGTTCACCATTGCCAACAACGGCAAAATTTCCTACCTCGCCAACGCCATATCAGGCACAACAGGAAACCAAACAATTAACGCACCTTCCGGCAACGTCAACTTTGCAGCGGGTGCCACAGCGCTAACTGTGACCAACTCGCTTTGTACTACCTCTTCTATCGTATTTGCAACCGTGCGCACAAACGACGCAACGGCCACAATTAAAAACGTGGTTCCTGCGGCCGGCTCATTCACTATCAACCTCGGGGCGAACGCTACGGCGGAAACGTCGGTCGGGTTTTTCATTATTAACTAAAACATCACAACATGAAACATATTCTTTCAATTTTCATCGCATTTTTCGCCGTCCAACTTTCGGCGCAAATGGTCGTAATTGATACGACATACATCAGCAACACAGCAGGAAAATACTACAAAGTACATCGTGTGGTGTACGACAATGGCGCGTACACGGAGGACGCACAATTAGCAGGTGATAGCCTGCAACTGTACCAAAACGGAAAAAACTTCATTGCGGACAGGGCATCTATGTTTGCCGGAACAATCGCATCTACATACGATTTTTCACAGCGAATCACCGCCATATTTCGCGAATCAGACCGCATACAATCGCTGACAGGTCGTAACCCTGTTGATAGCCTAAGATCGGATAATGAATCGCTTTGGTTGGGCACATGGAATATGCGAGGTGATACGCAACAGACAATCGTCATCAGCAAGATTGCCACAGGCGCGTACAGGTGGCGCATCGGCACACAGACTGCGCGTGTAGCGCAGCCCATAGCCAACACGGTTATCAGGCTGAATAATTACCCTGTATCCGGCAGGTCAACTGATTTTTTCAGAATTGCAGGTGACAGGTACATTCAGGCTGATGGCAAGAGGTGGCTGATTAAACAACAACCTGCTAACCGATAGTCATGGAATACAGATACGGGAGATACTATACAGGCCACACGATTACAGCCGAAAGCGCTGAATTGCCCGTATCGTTGGAGGCGGTGCGGATGCAGCTTCGCATGGATGACTTACGTCATGATGACGAATACCTGATAATGCAGATTAAGGCGCAATGTGCGCTGATTGAAAAACAGTACCAATGTGCGCTCCTGACAAAAACAGTCGTAGAGCATCACAGCCGATTCCCGCAGTATTCAACAGATACGCTGTTTGTGTCTGGCATCGGCCCTGTCAACTCAATTACATCAATTCAGTATTACGACGACGGCAACACGCTGCAAACGTGGGCATCAACTGAATGGAATTTTACCGCTTCATCAGGCGGCGCAAACATCACCCTGAAGCCTGACTATTCGTGGCCTACCAACTTGGCTAACAGGCCTGACGCGGTAATTGTGACATATTCGGCAGGTTACGGCACAGGACCGTCCGCTTTGCCGCCAAATATCACCGCAGGTATTCTTTCGCGAATTGCGCGGGCATACACGAATAGAGAGGATAGCCGCGAAGAGGGCATGTCAATGTCAGACGTATTGTTGCAGCCTCTAAAACGGTGGATATAATGGCGAAGCAAACGCAGATAGGCGAAAGACGTTGGCGGGTTCGGATTGAACAGCCTGTTTCTACCAGGGGCGCTTTCGGTCAGGAACTGATAGCGTGGGAAAAGAACTGCGAAGTGTGGGCGAAGGTATCGTATCGTCAAGGAGGCAGCAAGGAAGATATGATGAATGACCAACCAATATCACAGACTGCCGTCATTTTCGACATTGCGTACCGTGACACGCTAACCGAAAAAATGCGGATTGTGTTCGATTCTGAATACTACGACATCCTGTATTTTCAGAAACCGGACTACAAGGCATCAATTTTAATTTTCGCACAAAAGCAGGCGTAAAAAATGAACGCAGGGAAATACATCTATGCTAAATTATCAGCAACAAGCGCCGTCACGGCACTTGTTGGCAGCCGGATATACCCTATTTTCATTGCTCAGGAGGCGGCGCTTCCTGCCATTGCGTACACGGTGGACAACAGGCCAACGGACGCAATGAAGGACAAGAAAGCCGATCACGACACGTCAATAGTTACGTTTTCATTT